GTCGAGAGTGTTGTCAGAGTTACCTGCGACTACTACTCCGAATCTGTTTAAAAAATCGGTCATGGCTCCTCCTATGCTGCCGCGAGAACTTCGCTTTCGTTCTCGGTGATTGCGTCCCAAGGGCGCACTGGTATGCCGCATACGCGCAGCAGCGTTCCAAAATTCTCAACTTCTTTAATTGTGATCAAAGCATTGCCTTTTTCGTATGCCTGTACCTCTAACTGTCCGTAAACAGAAGAGCTGACAAACATAAGAGCATTGCTGCCTGTTGGTGTGGGTAAGAAAGGTTTGCATTTCAAAATGATGTCTCTTATTTTTAAGTAGTTAGGGCTGCCGTCTGTCACTTCGCTGTTAGGATCAATGTTAGCGATTCTCATGAAAGCGTTTGGTCTGTACTCCATGATGCCTGAGTTGATCGCGTACTTGCGAATCCACGCGTACATTGCGCCTTTGCCGTCTGGCGCCTGTATGCGCTCAAGCCCTTTGTCTTCGTTTGAAAGACCGGGGCTTGTTGACTTGCCGTAAATGAAGTGGAATCCCTTCTTTCCGAATTCAAATATCCAAGCGCTTGTTAATCCTGTCCCCGTGCCTCCCGCGGAAAAACACCAATTCTTTTTACCGCCTACGACGTTCTTGCGCTCTGTAAGAGATATAAACGCTTTACTGTCGCCGGGTGTTTTGGGGTAAAGGATACGTTTGTTGAAATCCTGAAAGATACCTTCAAGATTCATTGTGTCGTATGTGTCGCGGGCTTTGTGCGGATCATCCGCGAACTGAAGAATTCTGTCATCTACGATGCTCTCGCCTTCGTAGAGTTTAACAGTTTCTTTCAGGATATCCGCTGTGCTTCCGATTTGCGGGATGCCTGCGTTAATTTCTGTGAATTCGCCGCCGTCAAGTTTCTTCGCTCTTAACTCTTCGGTGTGCGATCCGTGCGTGGTTGGGAACCAAGGAACTTCATCGAGGAAGGTATTTCTTTGGGAAAAATCCGCGAGAAGGTTTCCGGTTTCAACATTACCAGCCGCTTTATTGGCTTCCGCCAATGTATACGGCTTGTTTTGGGCTAATACTGCCATGTTAGTCTCCTAGAGTTTTGATAGCGAGGCATAACGATTTATTTAAAATCGCCGTCCCTCGCTTCCGTTTCTAGCAACTAACACAGCCGGATCGGTACTCAGCGCTTGCAAACGCCTTTTCGTCTCCTCTATGCTCATTGAGCCAACTCAGCTCGATAGACAGACTGCCGCTGTGCGTCTCCGCACAAGCTTGCTATCTGAATATTTGGGAGCATTAAAAAAATACTCCACTGTCTGTTGTAAATATATCACAATAAAAATTTATTTGTCAAGTTTTTTTATGCAATTTTTTTTCTTTTATTGTTTGCCTGTTCTTTTCGTGTTGCCCATCTGCAATTATCTGGGGAATATCCTTTGTCATTATCAATTCGGTCAATAGTTAAGTCATCTCTGTAACCATGAGATAAAGCCCATTTCATGTAAGGAATAAAGTCTTGCCATTCATCACAAATTTTAATTCCTCTTGCGCCGTAGTATTTATAATTACAAGCATTGGGATTATTACAACGATCTTTCATGTTCTCCCAGCACTTATATAGCCTTGCTTCTTTTTGGGTCTTATCATGACTTCCTGACATTCCATGTCTAAAACCAAGTGTTGGTAAATTATTTTTTCGGTGTTCTTCCTGTAGACAACCACAAGACTTCGTTTTTCCTACACGAAGTCTTGATCCATCCTTTGTGGTTATTTTCCCGCACTCACACTTGCACTGCCATAATGATTTACCAACATAAGAAAGTACGATTAAACGTCCAAACACTTGTCCTGTTAAATCTTTTAATACAGTTTACTTCCTTTCTCCGTACTTCTCTTTGAACTGATCGCTGTATTCATGCAATCCTTTTTCTGCCGATGCCTGTGGTGTTTTTTCCTGTGGCGCGGTTTCCTCTTTTGTTTCTGTCTCCGCAGCCGGCGTTTCTTTGGCGTTTAAGCCGTCCATTATTTCATCTAATATTCCTGCCATTATTTTTTACCTCCGTATTTCTGAATAAATTGATCGCTTTTGGGAAGCGCTTCTTTTGTTTTTCCGTCTCTTCCAATGCTTCCCTGCGGTATAGGCGCGTCTGTGTTTCCTGCTTTCCAAATATCCGCTAAGGCTTTGACAAGAGAAGTGCTGTATAACATTCCGCTGTCTTTTAATTCCTGAACAAGCTTCTTATCTCCGAGCGCGATTAAAGCGCGTTTGAAATATTCTTTTGTTTCGGTCGCGTTTTTTTCATCTCCGAGATCTTTGAGCAGCCGTTCTTCAAAAGAATCAACCAATGCTTTTTGTTTTACTGCTTCAGCTTCGTTCGCTCCTTTGATAATACCTGCAAACTGTTCATAAACTTTACTTGCCTGATTTTTAGTAAGACTGATACTTTTAAAAAAGTCCGCCATACTCTTTGCCGCGGCTTCTTTTGTATCTGTTGTTTCTTTCCCGGGTATCAGCTTTGCGTTGAGTTTGTATTCCTCTGCGGATTTTGGAATGTCCATTCTTTTGAGAAAAGCGTCAATCTCTTCGGGTGCCGCGTCTTTGCCGGGTAAAATAAAAGCGTCTTTGAGCTTTGTTTTGTTTGAGAAGTAATCATCGAGTACTTCTCCCATTTTTTTTCCTTTGAGTTCTTTCAAGCTGTCTTTGTGTCTTTCCCGAGTGTCCTTATCAAGCTGACTAACCCAAGTCCCTTTCCATTCATCATCTGATGTGGTTTCTGTTTGCTGATCCGTTGTTTGCGGCTCTTCTGCCGTTGTTTTTTCTTCTTCTACAAACTGCCTCCTTCTAATTTGGTATTTATAATCTGGTCGAGATCGCGGTCGTTGGCGTTATCCACTCTCACCGCAACATCCTCAAATAAATTGAACGGTTGATTTATTCCAATTTTTCCAAGCAGCCGGTTACTGAACGCTGTAAGAAGCTGGTCTAATTCTTTCGGATCTTGTGAAAAATAATGACATTCGTTCAATATCCATGTCAGTACGTTCTTTCCGTCTTCTGTTCCAAATACGCGTCTGAATATTTTGCGATCTTCCTGTTCCAGTTTTGCCTGTTCTTGTAATTCTATCGTGAGCATTACATTACTCCTTCTGCCTGCGCCATCTGTGACATCATCTCAGGCGGTAATTTGCTGATATTCGCCGCGGCTTTGCTTCCGACTTCCATTGCTTTCATTTGCTGTTCTTGAGCTATTGCCTGTTGCTGCGCCTGAGCTCTTGCTTGTCTCATTCTCTGTACGTCTGCAAGATCATAAATAATTCTCTTATCAAGTCCGTTTGCTTCTGCGATATTACGTGCGTATTGGTCGAAATTGATATTGTCGATTATTTGAGGATTAACTTGTACGAGCGCCGCGATCTCCGCTATCGCCTGTTGTGTAGTTCCAAGTAATAAATATTTCTTTTGCATTTGCGCAAGCGGGCTGATCATATCCAATCGCAAGTTTCTCTGTTGCATTAAAAGGCTGTCAGGCGGTCTCGGTATCCTGCCGCTTAATAACTCAAGACTGAATAAATCCTCAAGTACCGGCTCTAAAAACTCCGCCGACAAGCGTCCGTAAAACGCCGACATTAAGGCGGCTTTCTCTCCCTGTATCCCCGCTACTTCCGTTGCGGTCTTTTGTTTCTCCATGTTCTGCGAGAGAATAAGAAAAAAGTCTGTGTAATATGCTTCATTGATTTTTTTCTGCAATCGGGCTAAATCGTCCATCATACCCTGAGGGTTGCCGATATTCTGCACAAGCGCGAAGTCTTCTCCGGACCTTATGCTTGTAACTCCGTTCGGTCTTAAATTAATTCTTCCGACTAATCCTTCTGTCGCTTTTATCGGCGGTCTGCCCATCTGCTGTTCTAATCTTGACAAGTCGCTGCTTACGCTGTTTGCCTGTTTAATATCCGCGAGTTCCATTGTTCCGGGGCTGTTCGTTCCCCAAACTGCACCGTCAAGGCTGCGGCTCCATCTCCAGCAAAAAAACGGTTTCAATTGATAATAGCCGTCCATAAGGGCATTTTCTCTCTCAATGTCCGCCCAATAAACCGTGTAATATTCTTTGTACTGCGGGTGATCAATGTCGATATCATATCGGTCAACAGGCAGAATTACCTGTGTAAACTTCCAAAGCTTCATGCTGCCTTTGTCATATGCCTCTTTAATAGTATTTGGCAGTCTGTCCTTTCCGAATATCGAAGCGGCTTTATACGCGTCAACCCAAAAGTCACGGAATAAAACATCAACTTCTCCGAAAGTGTTCTCGTCAATCGCGCAATATTTTAAATGTTGCGTTTTGTATGTCGGTATCCTGCGGATAATATTATCCTCTCGTGTCATGATCGCAGTTCCGAAGTCCGCGCAGCATTTAACAAAAGCTCTTCCCTCATCGTAAAAATTGCTTTTCTGGCTCTGCCTGTACATCAGCTTCTCCGCGTATTGGAGCCATGCGCTTTCTTCGTCACTCATGTCTTCGATGTCTTCAAGAGCCGCTTTAAACCATGCCTGATTTCTTGCGAAGCTGTATCCCTGTATACCGTCCGCAAGCGTGTTACTCGCTTTAATGGCGGTCGTATCGTAAATGTGCGCGGTTTCTTCCGGCTTCTGCGCCGCGTCCGGCTCGTCCTGCCATAACATATCGGGGTTAATGTACTGCGCCGTCTGCTTCCAGCGCGTATCCATATTGGATCTGTTGTCTTTGATTTGTTTTTGAATTTTAGTTAACCTTTCAAGGCTTTCTTTGGCTATTCGTGGGGATTTATTCTGTTCTACAAATTACCTCCTTACATATAATCTTCTGGTTCCCAGCCTATATCAATATTCTCTGCTGCCGTTCTCTCCTGCGCTCCCTTCTCTTTCCTGTTCAATATGTACCAAGCGCCCATCAAAAAGACAACTACAAGATCGTCATGCACTCCTTCTGTTTCCGCTTCGTACTTGATGTTCTTGGTTCTCTCGTTCACCTTGCCTTTAAATCTCTGCAATTGCTCTTTAAAATCATCTTTCCACTTGCCCGGCGCTACTCTCAATCTGCCCTGTTGAATAATTACCTTGCCTGCGTCAACCAAATCTTTTTTTGGTACGCTGATGCTCTCGATTACCTGTACGCCTGAAAGTTTTCCTTCCTGTCCCTTAAACACGTTGCCGAATTGCGCGTTATGCTCCACTGGCGCGTTCCCGCCTGAAAAAATAATGGGTATTGGATACAGTCCGCGCTTTCTGACAAGCTCAACAACAGCATCTCCAATGCCTGTGCCGTCAATCAAAAGGTCTGTGTTTAGTCTTAATTTGGGATTTTGCATTACTTGAGCGATACGGTCTGCTGATTCTTCGTAGCCAAGTCCGTGGTATTTTTCAATATTAGTAACATCATAAAAATGTATAACCTTATCGGGTGTACCAAGGGTTTTATTGCCATCGAGTATTTGTGCGTTGTCTTGTAATAACATGAGAGAGAATGCGTCTCTTTTTTTTCCTATATCACAACATAATATATACTCGTGCATTATGCTGCCTTCTTTTTTAGTCTTTGTCTCTTGTTTCTATTTTGCTCTTTCCATGTTGCCCATCTGCAATTATCAGGTTCATAATTGCCGTTCACGTCTATACGGTCAATGGTTAAGTCGTCTCTGTAACCATGAGATAAAGCCCAATTCATAAAAGGAATGAAGTTTTGCCACTCTTTGCAGTAAGTTATGCCGCGCCCGCCGTAATATTTATAACATTTAAGATTAGGATTAACACACCTTCTTTTCATACCTGACCAAATCTTATACAATCTGGTTTCAGTATTTCCGTGTTTATAATGTTTTTGAATTCTATTTCTTTTTGCAGTCGTTTCTTTTCTTAGACATCCGCAGGATTTTGTCTTTTTTAAATCACATCTTTTAACAATTTTTATATTTCCGCAATCACATCTACACTTCCAAAGGGAGTGCCCACTCTTAGCTTGTCCTGTGTATTCAATAACTGTTAGCCTATTATATATTTTGCCAATTAAATCAAGTCTTACAAATTACCTCCTATTAGAAAATAATATCATACATCAAAGCTTTGTGCAACTCCAATTTCTTCAAAGTCCAATGCTTCCACGTTGTTGTTCATTATCTTTTCAATCTCATCATAACTGAATACCTGATCGCTCGGCTCTACGAATTGTACGCCGTATTCCTGCTTATACATCTGCACTCCCATCTCGCCTAGATTAAATAATTGTTCCTCTTTGTTCCTGTGCCGTGGGGAATAGTAACCGATTATTCCTTTTTCTGCGCATTTCCTCTGATATGTTTCTTCTGGTTCTGCTTCGTAAAGCGTAAAGTTAATTTCGTCCACTTCCCAAGGCGCTCTAATCTCGTATCGTTCCCATTTGGGATTGTTCATGGCGTTAAAATGAAAGCCGAATTTGCCGTTCGGGGTGCTTATGTCAATTAACTCGCAATCAGGATTTTCTGTAAGCATAGGGACTACGCCTGATTTATAGACGGCTTCATCAATGCGGCTCGCCTCGTCAAGGATAATTATATCCGGCTTGGAGTCTCCGCGTGCTGATGTTTCCGTGGCAGGCACGACAACTATCCTCGATCCGTTGTTTAACTCTATCAACTGGTCGCTGTATCTATCGATTTTTGGAAATGTTCTGTCAAGTTTAATAAATGTCTTTATTTTCTGCATATTCAAATACGCCTGCCTCTCGGTTGGTGCCATGATAATTGACAAGCTCTCAGGCTTGTATTTGGCTTTATGGCTTGGTTTGGTTGTGATGATTGTGCTCTTGCCTGACTGCCGCGCGCCGTTAATGGCTTTCCTCTTATGCTCGCTCTTTAAAACTCTTTCCTGCCATTCATACGTTTTAAATCCAAGGCTCTTAACGTAATGGCTGAGAGATAAAGAGTAAAGGATATCTCTTGCTTCACTCTTTGTAATCTGATAATTCCTCAAGTCCTGCAATTATCCTATCCCTCTCCTTTGGGTTCTTTGCCTGATTGAATATAAGAGCTTTCAAGTCTATGTAGGTATTATTCTGTTGTATCTGCGGCTGCTCTTCCTTAATCATTCCGATATACTTTTGCAGCATTGTCACTGCCTCGTCTTTATCTGCCCACTTGTATTGGATTGTTACTATACCTTGTGGGCTTACCTTCCTGTTTATGCTGTCAATGCACACATATAAGCCGTTCTGTCTGAGTTCTTCTTCCTTCTGCGCCTGCGTCTGTCCTTCCTTAAGCTTTAAAGTGCCGTCAAGATTCACTATATCCATGATGTTGTAAAAGGCTCTGACAAGCCAATAATCCAGTATTTTCTTTTCAAGCGGAACCTTCGCTTTGTCTAAAAACTGCCTTATCTGCTCTTTGATCTCCTCTTGTATGTTAGCGTTGGTTAACAGTCGGCTGCTTTGTTCTTTAGCCGCTTTCTTGCTGTATCCCGCTCTTATGGCAGCCTGCGCTCCATTCCAGTCCTTTAGATACTCAATGCAAAAGTGTTTCTGCTGGGTATTTAGCTGTAGTTCCTTATCCTTTTTGGGCATTTAAGCCTCATAGTTTTTAAGATTAAACTTAGATTTAGAATTCCTCTTTAATTGGGCTATCATAAGACATACTTGAATAATACCTGTAATTAAAATGGCGAATGAAAGCCACTGGATAGGGATATTTTCCACTTATTTACTCGCCAATATCGCTATGGTTATAATCCCTATACAAGTAGTCGTTCCTAGAATTATTGTAGAAGTCCGCCAAAATGTTATGGATTTCTCTAAGTTTTTGGAGTTCCGTTCTCGTTCCTGCACTGAGGCTTTCAAGAGCGATAATTGAAGTCTCAGTTCGCTCAATTCTCTCTCTTTCTCTTCGATTTCTGTCGCTCTCTCGTTGTTCGTATTCCTCAATGAGTTCAATTCGTTCTGTTTCTCGTGTTCCAGCCTCTCTAACGCCTCGATTGAACCCAGCATTTGATCCAACGTTCCAGAAAATAAATCCTGACAATAAACAGGATACGGCAATAATAGCAGCAATAATAATAAGACCGATACGAATTTCTTTTTCCATTTTGACCACATTTCTACTCCTTCATAAGTTCAAAGTGGGGATTATCCCAGCCTTTACCCCACGTCTGACCGTATCCACCGGCACACCAATCAAGCCCGCAAGCTTCCGCTAATTCTCCCATTTGTTCCCATATCTCATGCGGCGCGTTCCAATTGGGATATCCGGGCTTTCCGGGGATTTCAGGGCAAATATCAATGGCATTTCCGCCCGTGTGGTTTGATTTGGTTGTTTTGGTTATGATGTTGTTTTCGCGCTCTTTGATAAGATAAAGACCGGCTCTCTGCCGTAATTCATTTACCTTTTCAATCGTCTGCCGTCCTTGAGCATAGTAAGCGTCTTGAATTACTTGTTTCCTGTCGGTTTCAATTATGATAACCTTCAATCCTGTTTCCTCGCATTTGGTTAAAAAGCGCCTTACTGCCGCTGCGAGCTTTGGCTGTAATGCGTCAATGTTTCTGTTTACACGTTCCTCCTTAGTTCCTTTCTAAATCTTTAATATATCGCTCGTTTTTCTCGATGGGAAAATCGCAAGATGCTTTCCTTGCTCCTATTGTTTTAAACCTATCCTTGTATTCATTGTAAATTTTTATTTTTTTTCTGCATCCGTCTATAAGGATAGTTTTTGAATTGTCGAAAAACTTATTTAACAGTTTCTGTAAAGAATCTTTGATAATTGAAAAATCAGCGTAACTTTCTCCGCAGGAAAGATTGCTAACCCTTACCTGTAATTTTCCGTACTGGCTTTCAATATTACTCATAATATTAGCCGTATAGTTCTCCCGACTGTTTTGAGATAGTTTGTCTTTTAAATTATTCCGGCGCACACGTTTTTCAAGTTCGCTTTTAAAAATTGACAAGCATTTTTCAAATGTAAAATAACAATGCTCTTTAATCGCGATACCGTCTATCTGATAATTTAGATTATCAACTAAATCATAAAGATGTCCGTTTACATCATGATCTACATCCTCAGAATATTTATGCAAGTTTTCTTTTAAGAGAACGTCCTCGTCTTTTCTTGCTAATAAACGAAGTACACCGCCGATATTTAACTCTTTATCTCCGAGCCTTATAGAAAATCCATTGATAAAAATTATAGCAATAAGTACAAGTAAAAAAGAGCAAACTATTAAAATATGCTCGATTGACATACTCGCTACATCCATTGTAATGTTTGCATCCAATAATGGTAAATACACTTATATCCCCTCCTCTGGTTTATAAAATTTATTACCGGTTAATTCATATAATATTTCGTTAATGTGCTTTTTCGCGTCAATTGCGTATTTGATTTCGTCTTCAATGTTTCTCTGTTCTCTGAGAAGTATGCTGTTTAAGACTTGAAGGTCTTCTCTGGCGTTGTCTAGTTTTTTAATAAATTTTTCTTTTTCTTCGGCAGGGAGTAAAGGGATCGGCTCTATTGTTGTTGTGAGTTCTGGTACAGACTATCCTCCATCCCTTTTAAAATTTCATCAAACTTTTTACTGTTGATACCACATTGTATCATAATTGCTATAAGTCTGTCTATAGTCTCTTTGCGTTCTTTTTTTGAATACTTTGACCAGCTCTTTAAAATGCCGGCAGCAAGCTGATTTCCTTTTTCATCTACTGCTACATTCTTTGGGATCTTCTCTTTAATTCGGCAGCTTCCCCATTTTAATCCGCTCTCTGTTTCTTCAACATACCTGAATCTTTCAAATCCCGCGCCGATATCTCTCTTTATAAAATCCCTGAATTGGTCGAAGTTTTTAGCATCGTAACTGTGACAACCGCTCACCCAAAAATCCTGAACCAAAGCATGAAAAGCGCGATTCTGCCTTTCTGTCGGCGAATCGGCTTCAATAGCTTCGTAATAACGACCTTCAATCAGATCGTCACCCGTAAATGTTCCGGAACCAGTACATAGTATTTTCACGTAGGTCTCCAATCCTTCGGAGGTATACCAAAGGGAGTACAAGCGCAGACGATAATAACATCTGCATCTTCACAATAGGCTCTTGTTTTTGCGTATTCTTCATTTACCCACAGTTCCCATCCACGTTCACAATCCGCTTCACATTCTTCGTTATCGAAATTTGTACACATAGTATAAACTGCACCTGTCCATTCCTCGCCGTACTCTTTCTTAAACTGTTCTGGCGTAGGATATTTACAGTGATAATTTCTACACAGTTTGTTACACATTTGACTTGGTGCGCATATAGCATCCACGCATTTACCATCTGTTTGAAAAGAACCCGCACTGCAATAATAATCTTTGTCAATTTCTGTTAACATGATTTAATCTCCTTTAATATTTTTTCGAGAAAGTCAATATTATTTTTATTGAAAACGAAATGATTTCTCTTATCTGTTCCGTCAATAACTTCTAAAACATCATCGTCTTTGCGCCCTTCACAGTGTGTAAAATATTTTGCTTCTATACCTGCTGATGTATATGTAATTGTCTTTAGCATAATTCCTAAACCTCCCATGCTTCAACAAGCTCGACTATTTTCGAGGCTGCTTTTTGGCGAGTTATAGGACCATCACTAAACGTATGCTGTCTCCATAAACTTTCTTTATCTCCGCCTTTTTTTGCTAAACAATCTAATGGACAACCTTTACAGTCTTCGTCATCGTCACTAGAACGATATATAGCACACAAAGGGCAATCTCCAGAAAAAATATTTATTTTATGGTACATGGGTGTTTGGTGTTTAAACATTATCTTTGGATGATCCCTTAAATACCTCCACACCTCTAGGGTGAGTTCTTTAGCTTCTTTTGGGGTTATCATAATTTCTCCTCTGGCGGTAAAAGTTTGATGCCACAATGAGGGCAGTAGTTACCTTCGAAATCTAATCCGTATTCACAAACTTGACACACAAAATATTCAT